CTATCGCCATTCTCACGGTTGGCTTCTTCTCGCGTTACGTCATCCTGCGGCTCTGGAATGGCCCACTTATCGCGGGCGCTACGCAGCGCCGACACCATCTCACGAAGCGTCTGCTCATGCGTGTATCCTGGCAGGGTGATACCCGCGCCAAGGCCAAGAATCTCGGCATCCGTGCGACCTATGGCGACAAGGTGCGCTACCATCCGGATCATCGAGTTATGCCAATTGTCGCCTGCCCGACATGCGGCGATTAGATCCGCAACGCGCGTTCGGTTTGCCATCGCGGAAAGTGTGGTTTCTCCAGTCGCAATGGACTGTGCCTGCGCTTCCACCATCTGCTGACGCGGCGGGAACGCTTGCGCAATCATCTCCGGCGTGACAGGCGCACGCTCGCTGGCGAAGTCTGTACGTACACTGGTCAGCTCCATGCGGTAACCACGGACAAGCTTATGCTGCGTCGGGTAGTTCACCGTTCCGCCAAGACGCATAATGCGAGCGGGATTGATAACCGCGTCGCCATCTAGCGTCTGGGCAATGCCACGCTGCGCTTCGGTCCAAGCCGACATATTGCCGATTGGATCCTCAAGCTGCCAATAGAAGTGAGGCCGGTTGTTAGGAACTGTGCCCGTCATGACAATCATGGTAGGGCGCAAAGCAAGGTTCTCGCGAGCCTTTACGACAGCTTCTTCGCGATCAAGATCCGCAAAGTGAAAGAACGCAATTTCTACGTCCTTATCCGATGACCGGCGGCGAATATCCATGGAACCCTTGCGAGGGTTAACGCCCACATAAACATTTTCGCCGTTACGATTACAGCGCGCGGCGAACTCGACGGCAGCAGCAATGCGTTCGTCTTTCATACCGAAATAGGTTGCGTGGTCGGGCTTGTCCTGGCCGTGGCATATCTCAATCAACCCATCCGGATATTGTTCACGGGCGGGGAGAAACAGTGCCTCTAAATGTGATTTGATTGCAGCGGTATCTGGCTCTATAATGGGGCTAACCACGGTTTCCATTCTCTTCACTCTTGCTGTGGTTCTGCGATGTTCGAACAGATCGCGGGGGTTAGAAAAAGGTCCGGAACCGCTTCGCCGCTGGTCCCGGACCTTTTTTAGTTAGAACTCTACGTCATCATCCGATGCGGCAGGCGGCGGACCAACATGACCCGACGTGGGCGCCGGAGCAGGTGATGGCGTAGGAGCAGGCGCTGGAGCCGAAGTGCTGGCGCCCGACATTTCCTTCGGACGATCAGCCCACGACACGATTTCCAGCTTAGGCGCATAGTTGGTGCCGTGCTTGTTCGTGATAGGCGAAACGCTCGCGCACTTGACGACAGGCACCTTGCCGGGGTTCGCACCCTTGCCAGATTCCCATGCGTCGTAAAGGCTATTCATTGCCTCGATAACGGCACCAGCGGTGGACGAAAATTCACGCAGGCCTTGAAGGTTCTTCTCGCTGAATGCCAGCACCTCGAACCCGCGCTTGAAGCCATCACCCGGCTTTGCAGCTGCCTGGGCAAGCGAAGGGTCATAGGTCTTTGCCGGGGCAACGCCTGCGGCGAACAGGAACCAGCCCGTCTTGATGTTTTCGAGATCGAACATGGCAGTCATGTTCGTCACCTCAAACTCCTGACCGTCCTGCTTGTCTTCCTTCGTGTACCAGCGACCCGCCTTGGCGTTGTACTTGAGATACGGGGTGAAGTTGCCGTCACCCGATGCTGGATTGCTCATGAAGCCCATTACTATTTCCTCGTTACATATTTGCCGTGTGAAAGCGCACGGTATCGCTATTCGGGATTAGCCCCAAATCTCTCTTGCTACGGACTGCGCGGAAGCGTCACCCCAGTAGAAACTCGACATGTCAGGTTCGAAGCAGCGCGTAAGCGCCTCGCTGTCATCCGACAATGATAGAAAAGCCTCGATCGCCTTAGCGGTGCGCGTCAGCCGTGCAATATGCATAGCGACGTTCTCGACCGGGTAAACCACAATCTTTGACTTCGACACGTACATCATGCGGGTCTGCATGTTGCCGTTCGACGACAGCGTGTAGATCGAACCCTGACCGTTATGCGCGTCACTGATTTCGCTCGGAATGCGTGCCGTGCTTTTCAGATCTCCGATGATGCCATGCTTGGACCACTTAAAATCGAGGTAGCCGATTGTCGGGATAGGAATACCCGGCAAAGTGACTTCTATCTTATGCTGACGGCCATCTTCCGGCTTATCGGGAATGCCGTACTGGCGAAGCTCTGCCAGTGCCACAGCGACCGATGGCGCAATCGTCTCGCGCTCTTTTTCGACGCGATGATCGCCCGAAAACCGGGTCAGGCTATGGAACTTTGCAAGTGCCATTTCCTGTGCTGCCTCTACCGGCATCTGAGGGTCGAACAACCCGGCTTCGACACCACACTCAATCGACGTGCCACGATGCGCCGCGGGGCCTACACCAGTCCGCTTCTTCATCAGATACGATGCCGCCCACATAGCGGGCTGCGAAACAAACAGGTTAAGATGGCTGGCGGACAGGTGGTGGATGTTGTGGCGTTCGAATGCGTTGCTCATGCCGTTTCACCCTTTGCGCGAGTCTCTAAAGCCTCAAGCGCAAGCTCGTAGCGGCGGTCAGAACGGTTTTCGTTCTCTGCCCTGGAAACGGCTGCTTGGCTAATGCCCATCTGGGCCGCAAGCTCTGTCTGCGAAAGCCCGATGGCTTTGCGACGGTCGGATAAGGATGGGTGCGTCATAGGCACCTTCTATACGCTAGCGAATATCGTGTCAACATCCGCTAGCGCATAAATTACGAATTAAAGCATCGCGTACTGCATTCCGAGAGCCGAAAGATACGTTTCCAGCACGGTCATTTCCTCCTGGACCTTGCCTTCCTCCTTTTTGCGCATCTGCACGATCGTCTTCATAGCCTTCACGTCAAAGCCCCGGCCCTTTGCCTCTTTGAATACGTCAGAGATGTCCTCCGAGATACCGGCTCGCTCTTCGCTTAAACGCTCGACGCGCTCAATCAAAAGCCGAAGTTCGTCTGCTGCCACGTTTGCAATGTTGCTCATATTCATCTCCTGTTGAATTGGTAGAAATTAACGACCGACATTGGCCTCGTGCAGGCGGTCTTCGGCGTCCTGAAGTTTGCCACCGCATTCATCCAGCTCAATCTCAAGCGTTAGAATGGCGCTGGCGATCTCATCAATAGTAAGGTTGCGAAGCTCGCTGACCTTGCTGTTTATCACATTGGGGCTGTGTGTCATTTTGCTTTCCTCTTTGCTGTTTTGCGTTTGCGCGGCGGGTATATGGTAATGACCACGCCCGGATGACTGGCCTCGACCATTTTCTTTTTAAGATTGAATACCGGGGTAAGCATACCTTTCACATCTTCGACGACTCTGCAATCACCAACATGCCAAGCAAAGTCTGCAATATATCGGCATATAAGCTTGCCATTAATCTCGACCTTAAACACTGGCTGCTGTTCTAGGCGGGAAATGTCACCTCGCTCTAGTAACACGTGTAAATCATCACATCGCGCAGCCTCCATTTTACTATCGTGCAGATGTTGGGCTGCACAAACTGTTTTCTTAGCGGAATATTTATTCACGATTTTTTCCTTTCTAGGCCGAACTAGCCAAGATTCCTCCGCTAGTTCGGCCCTGGGTTGAGGCTGAGGTGGTTAAGTGGTGGGGGAGGAGGGGGGAGTTATAGGAATGACAGCGCGTTAATCCGCTCAATTGCCTTGTGCGAATATTCCTCATCGCGCTCGATGCAGATCCATTTACGGCCTGAATTTTCAGCGGCAACGGCGGTTGTTCCGCTTCCTGCCGTGTTGTCCAATACCGTGTCGCCTTCGTTGGTGTACGTGCGGATTAGGTATTCGAATAGGGCTACTGGTTTTTGGGTGGGATGTAAGCCGTACTTTTCTCCGCCTGCCGCTGGTATCTGCAAAACGGAGCAGGGATTTGTTTGCGCAGGCTGCACTCTATCATTAGCACGGCTAGGCCCGTCGCCAACATGCTGTCCGTGCCCTTTGCGCGGACCTCCCGCAACTGGTGGCCGGTCCTGCCATTGCCTGTTATACGGCGGCTGAGATTTGTAAAAAACCGCGATGTCTTCATGCCTACGCATCGGGCGCTGATTTGCAGTTAGTGATCCGGTGTTTTTATTTACCTTATCCCACACCCAGCAATACCGGAAATTCTTAGGATTGGACATAATAAGCGCGCTAGTAAAAGGCTGTGCGGCGGTCAGAACGATTGCGGCGGTTGGCTTGGCGATCCGCCAGTATTCAGCCCACAACCGCTCAAACGGCAACACAGCATCCCACTTGCAAGCCGTCGTCCCATACGGCAAATCCGCCAGCACCATATCAACGCTGGCATCGGGCAAAGTCCGCATCACGTCGAACGTGTCACCAATATGCCAGACCCCGCTTCTGATTACCTGTGCCATCACGCCGCCCACCTAGCCGCCATCCGCTCCCGCCGCTCCCGAATCTCAGTGACCCGCTCGATTAGCTGGGCATCGGTGAGGACACCGTGGACGTTGCCACAGATCCAGAAGCGGCCCGCGATGTCAGGGCGGCGTTCGGGGTTGCAACGGATGACCGGAATGTACCCCTCGCGCTGAAGGAACGACACCGACGCCTGCAACACTTCCGGGTCCGTCTGTGGCCCTGCCGACACTGGCGTCGTGGTCAACGAACCAAACTTCGGGAGACCCAGTTCGTTACGCAGCTTGCGGGCTTTGCGGGAACACATGCCAAAATGCTTGGCGGCTTTGTGTATCGGCATGGAGGCGGCAACTTTGGCAAAATAGGCCATGTTTCGCTCTTCGTAGGGCTTTTTGTAGTTAGGTACACCCAGCTCGGCACGCCACTTGCGGGCAAGTTCGACACCGCACTCGAAACGATGCGCGCAGGCTTCGTTGCTGTTGACGGCGGCGTACTCGGCAAATTCGGCGGGGATCGTGCGGACCTGTTTCTTTCCAGCCCAATCGCCCAGATTATTTGCACGGGCGGCACTGTAGATGGTCGACGTTGCAAAGCCGATCATCTTGGACACCTTCGCCGCGCTTTTGCCTTCCTTGATGGCCTGGGCGATGATTTCGATTTCCTTGGGGCCGATACGCTGGTTCATTTTTCATCTCCTTTAGCTTTGCGTGCGGCGCGGAAATCGCGTGCACGCTTGTTGTTTGAAGCTTTACACAGATCGCATCGGCATCCATTTCCTTCGTATCCGGCTCTTGTCCCGTGTTGCCAATCCGTATTTTCGTTAAGTCTGCCCTTCTTGAGCGCTTCTTGAGGTGTTTTTCCGTATTTCATGATTCGACGCCACAGCGTCGAACCATTGATTCCCAAGTCTTCAGCCCAAGCATAGAGGTTTCTAACGTCTCCATCGAAATCGACCATGTTCGCCAGACGCTTATTTCTAAGCTGGGTTTTCATATCAGCCCATCGGCAATTGTCAGGAGAGTAGCCTTGTTCGTTATCAATTCTATCTATGGATAAATCCATAGCGTGGCCGTTCTCGTTCGACCATTGCGTGAAAGCTTCCCGAGAAATTTGCCATTCGTCGCAGACTGTTATGCCACGTTCTCCGTAATGCTTATAGGAGGCGTTAGCTGGATTGTAGCACCGATCGAGCATGTTTTTATGCGCAAGGTGTATCTTAAGAGTTTCTTTGTCTCTGTTAAGGCTACGCATCACGCCAACCTCCGTAGCGAAATACGGTCTTAGTAACCTTGGAATCAGTTGACCCCTCCTTTGCAGCAAGATCGTCGGCTACGAGCCGGGCATAAGATGAGGCGTCGCGCCAGCTATCAATGTAGTTCGGATCGCCGTTTAGCGCTCTAGACAGTTTGGCCAAGATCATAAACACAGCATATTGCTGCGCCGCTGTCATCTTGCGGTACGACGGACTGGCCTGCGCTACATCGAACAGGTCCATCGCGATCTTGGCGCCTACCGGGTATTCTCCATAGGTCGTGCCGCGTTCGGCTAGCATGGCATCTATGCTCATGCGTCATCCTCCAGATCACTGTGATAACCATAGTCGTCTTCATGACCAACCGGCGCGGTCCATGCCAGATACACCACCGTCAGCAGGCACAGGCCAATGACAATAGCGATGTAAAAATAGGGGTTATCGAACATTGGTCTTCTCCTTGGCTGGCTTCAGCGAGCGCATCTGGTTGATGAAAGTGTCGTCGGCTTTGGGGAGGTGTTTGAACGCATTCTCTTCAAAGCCCGTCTCGTCATCTCGCGTAGGGTCTTCGGCAAGGTTTATAAGCATGCGACCTAGGTCTATGCCGTCTGGTATGATGTCGACCACTTTATAAATGCCGCCTATGCGCGGCTCCCAACCATCATAATAGGGGCCTTCTGGTTCGCGTACACAAACCACCACATCCCCAACCTTAAATTCATCCGACATCACTCACCTCCATAGCTTCGCGGGCAATCCGCTCATTCTCATCCTTTACCCAGTTACGGGCCTTTGCGCGCATCCTGTCACCCTGCGCCCGAACCTTCATCATCTTGGCCACAGCAGCCTCTAGGGGCGCGCTGGAGGGGCCATAAGCCACGATATCGCAAAGCTGTGCGCGCAGCTGATGATGGTCGCCCTCCTGGATCGTGGCGATGTCTCCAGCGATGCCCCGGATCTGCACCACGACAGGCTTGAAGCCGCCCGTGTATATTGCGTAGTGGTTGGGTTGGGGGGTCATTGTCCGAGGGCCTTAGCGATGGCGACACGTGCGCGGTCCACGTTGGCATCGAAATCGACCATGACGGTATGCGTATCGTCGATGTCATTGATGAACCACGACAGAGCCTCCAGCAAATCGGGAGCGGCGGACATAAGACGTGTGTTGGCCTCGACTTGTGCGCGAGGGATATCACCGCGCTCGTCAGGGAAGGGGCTGGCGGCAATAACGCGCCATTCATAAGCCTGCTTGTTAGCCTCCACAATCCACAGTTCGTCGGGCATGGGGGACTCGACCTCCCATGGTCCGGGTGTGTGCTTTGCAATCATGCCGTCCGTCCTCTCTCTAAATCCATCTCAGGCATGGGCACGCCGTGTATCCTAGCCACCATCACCAGCGTATTGCGGTGCATCTTAGGCACCCCGTTAGCCCTCCAATAATGGAACGCCTGACGGCTGATGTTGAAGTGTGCCTTGATGCGTGGGAAGCCCAAGCGATCAATGGCGGCTGCATCTGGGTGAAGCTGTTTGTCCATTGTCCCTAGGTACCACGTCAAATATATTGCACAACCCCCTTGCGTTTATTTTTTCTAGCGCCCATACCCATCCAACACGCAGCAAGGGAGCCGCTGAGATGACGAAACTTGAGATTCGACACCACTACATTAACAATCTGGTTGAGATGTGCGAAGGCCGCGTAAATTACGGCTCTGGTTCGCCTGCACGTGAAGCGGCCATTCGCGCTGCCGATGCCGCCCTGGCCGGGGACATTAAGTTGGCAGGCGACGCATGGTTCAAGGCTTTGGCTTTGGCGGGCCTTAACGAGAAGAGCACCAAGGCTCAGATCGCGGCGTTACCAGCATGACCCACGACTACGACGCCATGACCCGCGCCATCAAGGACGCGCCGCTAACGAAGCAACTTCAGATCATCCGCGAGATTGTCAGCGCGAAGGATTTCGGGGACTTCACCTGCGACGCCACCAACGCAATCGACTTCGCGCTGGACGATTTGGAGGCGCAGGCAGTCGATATGGGCGATGAGGCGGTGGGCGAAGCCTACACAGCAGACCTGTTCCGCGCCGCACCTTATCATGGCTGGCCGTTATGACCCCCCGCCAGATCGGCGCCACGGACTATCAGCGCAACCGGACGCGGGCACAGAACCCTTATCGCCTCGCAGGACCGTCACGGGCTGCATGGTTTGGGGGTTGGGATGATGCAAAGAGAATGGAGATGGTGACATGTTGATATCCACGGCAAAGCACAAGCGCATCGTAGCGGAGAAGGATGCGGAGATTGCGGGGTTGATGAAGCGGTTGGATAGTACCCAGTGGTTTTTGGGACATCAGCAAACTGAAATAGATAAACTTCAAAAACGTCTGGCTCCGTTTACAAAGACAAGAGAGCGTGACGAACGCGGACGCTTTTTACCGCTAAGACGGCCCATTGACGACGTTCTTTATGCGCTTGAGGTTTTCAGATGATCTACCAGCGCCGCCACTCCCTCCACACCCGCGACCGGGACATTGCGAACATGCCACTACAGCCAGACCATGCAGGCGAATCCTGGTACGTTTCTCTTGCCCTGTGGATCGCAATGGTGCTTGTCATCGTGGCATCCGCTGTGGCATTCGCTTAATTCTTTAGGAGATGATGAGATGACCGATACGACAGACCAACACCCGGTGACGGTTGCGCTTTCGAAGCAGCTTGAGGTCGCGACCGACATCAACGCGTGCTTCTGCATTGGTTGCGGCCAGCCGGACGAGCCGGAACTGCACGACCCCGCGCGCTGTCCCGCTCGCGAGGGTGGCAAGCTGGACGTGCTCACCGTCGCTGACGCGCTCGAGGTGTACGACACGTCCTGCGACGAGGAACCCGATTTGGATGGCGACGCACGCGCATTGCACTGCGCCATCGTTGCCACCCGCCTCGCCTCTGTATCATCCGCGAGTGCAATCAAGGCGTCCGCAGAGGTGTCGCTGATGTACCTGCAAACCGGGTTCATCGAGTGTCCGCAGTGCGGCGAGGAAATCCCAACTGAGGATTTAGACGCGGCCTACGAACTGGCAACGGTCGTCGAGCCCGCGCCGACGATTGGCGGCACCGTCCGTCCCGAACCTGTACCCGCGACCAATCAGGCGGGAGAGGTGGAGCGGTTGCGGGCAGCCCTAGAGCGCATTCGCGACACGCGAGACAATCTTGTGCCGTCCGTAACCATTCAGGGGATGCGGAACATCGCCGGGTTCGCCCTGCTTGGGGAGGTTTTGCCATGACGCGGCTTCTGAACACAGACGAAGCCCGACTCGCTGTCTGGCAGGCTATCGAAGCGATTACCATCGGCAATGCTACCGACGACAAGCTCATCGTCGCCAATCTTGCAAAAGCCGGTGTTTACCTCGCTACCCAGCCCGCAACGTCGCAGGAGGGGGAGGACGATTACGATCCGAACAGGGAGCCCGGCAGCGTTGTCATCACCCCGTCAATCGACGCGGCACTGCGGAAGGCTCACCTTGCGTCCGTTACCGTTCGCGCCGCCACCCCGACGCCTCCCACGGCAACGTCACAGGAGGGGGAGGACAAGAGGGCGCGAGTGAAGGCCGTGTGCGATCGGTTGCTAGTCCGTATGCGCGAGATAGCACGTCAGGACGGGTGGGCACTGGCAGTGCATGGCAGCATGTCGCGCGATCTCGATATTGTCGCTGTGCCTTGGACTGATCAGGCTTCGTATGAGCCCGCATTGGTCGAAGCATTGCGCGCCGCAGTGGCCCAAGAGCTTGGTGGCGTCGCCCTTGTCGGGGCAGGCGAGGACGGGCGGACGCCGGGCTATAAGATCAAGCCCAACGGTCGCCGGTGCTACACGCTGCACAGCACGTCCGAGCAGCTTGTCGAAGACGAAGCCGGCGCCCACCCCTACGTCGATCTGTCCATTTTGGACTTCCGCCTTAGTGCTGTTGGGCAGGCATTCGGCGATGGTGTCTATGCGGCCTGTTCTGCAATTGAGAACAGTGATCGCGGAGCCGACGACCTGATCCAGTCGGCTTGGCCGGACTACGCCGATCAATACGCTGCCCTGCTTCCCACCCCGACGCCTCCCACCCTATCGGAGGACTTGCGGGAGGCGCGTGTGTACCTGGCCGCGCGTTTCAGTCGCCGCCATGAGTGCAACGCGCTCGGGCATATCCTCAAGTCTCACGGCTGCACGATCACCAGCCGATGGGTAAAGCCCGATTGCGAGCATGTGCTGCCGACCGGCATTTCGGAACAGGCTGCTGACCATGAGCGCCAACGGTTCGCCCTGGAAGACGTGGAAGACGTTCGTGCCGCAAACTGGACAATCAGCTTCATGGAAGAGCCTCGGGGCAACTCGCGAGGCGGTCGGCACATCGAGTTCGGCATGGCCGTCGCGTTGGGTCATCGCCTGACGATCATCGGCCCACGGGAAACGGTGTTCCACCACCTGCCCAACGTCGAGCAGTTCGACACCGTTGCCGACTTCACCGCCGCACTCGCCCGCGCACAGGGGCAGGCATCATGAGCGGGGCTGTCGAAGGGGTGGCGCTGGCCGAGCGACTTCGTGCGGCTATCACCTATCAGTACATGCCAATGTCTGTGCGTAAGCTTCTCAGCGAAGCCGCGCAGGCCCTCACCACACCCCCAGAGCGGTCCTATGCTGATGAAGACGTGGCGCGGATTATCGATACGATGTTGCTTAACGCAGACGATACCGCACCTAGCGAAGACTACCGGCAAGGCGTGCGTGACACTGTCGAAACCTATCGCATTGCCGCCGCCATCCGCCTCTTGTCGCAGGGAGGGAAGGTATGAGCGGTCAACAATGGGTCTGGTGGGCCGGATGGAAGCGCACCGTCGATGATGACTTTCGCTATGACATCGACATGCAGCCGACGCGCGAGGCGATCATCGCATCCGCCCTTAGCGAAACGCTGCCCGGCGATCAGTTCTACATCATCGAAGCGATCATGGCTCCTTGGGATTTGGGCGTGGACGAAGACGAGGTGCAGCCTTTCGCCGAAACCCGCAATCGCGAACTTCTGACAAACGGACCCTCCGCATGACCTCCGCATCGCGCAGCAAGGGGGAGGATGTGGCGGGAGATAGCGCACCGCGACACCGTACCGACGTGGAAACACTTGCGGCATCACTGACCCAGCGCAGTCGCCGCGCGCTCCCTTTGATCGGGACGGAGTGGACCCGCGAAGGCTGGGGCGAGACGCTGCCGAACCCGAACGACGTCTACTCGCTCTATTGGGGCCGGGATTCGAAACACGCGCTCGTCAGCAACCGGATCGTCACATTAGGCCAGCGGCAGGAATGCGAATGGCGCCTCACCTCGCTGGGTGCGCAGGTCAAGGCCCACCTCACAGATCAGCAAGGACAGAACCGATGAAAACCCTCCTAACCTACAAGGGCATAAAATACCTGTGCATCGCGGCGGCACTGCCAACGACGGCTGTGGTGACGCACAAGAACCACAAGCAGATCAACCGGGTTGTGGAGCGGATATATCCTAAACCCGCCCGTAAGTACGTTGCGGAGGTCCGTAAGCCCATCCCCGCCACCGACCTCCCTATTGCACCCGTAGCAGCCATCGCAACCGCTGAGTGCGTGCCTGGTGGTGTCGGGTTTGCGGGTGGTGGTGGTTCGGGCGGGTTTATTGGCGTAGGGGGCGGCAACATCGGCGGCGTAGGAGCTTTGCCACCAGTTGGCACGCCTGTAACCGTCAGCCCAGTTCCAGAGCCTTCCAAATGGGCGCTGATGATCTTTGGCTTCGGGGGTATTGGTGGTGTAATGCGGAGAAGGAAACCCTAACCCCCCAACCGCTTCCCAGCCTGCCGCACACCCTCATTCTTAGCAGCTTCCACCAGAGCATCCTTGGCTGCATCGAGCGTCAAGGGTGCTTTGGGGTTTTTGGCGATGCTGACAACCATGGGGATGAAGATGCGCTTTGCCGCGAACGTGGCTAGTTTACCGAATAGGCTCATGGGATGTCTCCGTTACGGAAAGGGGGTCAGCAGGCGTACCGCTAGGTGTAGCGGCCTGCTTCTCAACAATGGTGGCATTCCGCTCTGCAAGCTCTCCACCGCCCTTGGTGGCGGCGTAGGCCCACGATACAACATCCTTGATGAAGGCGCCCACAACCAGCGTGCCGAGCGTCTTGAAATACTCGTTTTCGCGCAGGGCGGGAATCGTGGCAGTCATGACGAAAACCATCACGGTTAGGAGGAATACCCCAATCCCGATCCAGCCGCGTGCGTCTGGCCAGCGGATGTTTGTCATAGCGGCAACCCCTTATAAACCCGCATCTCCGCCGATCGCCGGTTAACCAGCCCCTGCATCACACGTCCGCCCGACTTGTTCCATGCTGGGAACTGCGCGGCTGCGCCATCGTAATCCGCTGCCTTGTGTTTCTTCAGCAGCGTAGAGCCTGTGAATGCACCAACGCCGATGTTATAGGCCAGCGATACCATGGCGCCCTTCTGCATGGCCGTAGCCGGGGCGCCATCGAGCGCCTTGTCCACTCCTGCCGCAAACTCCAGCACATGCGCCGCCAGACGCGCGTCAGCCTGTCCTTGGGTCCACGTGGCGCCCACGTTGATAGGACGCCCCTGCGAGTCTGACGTGGAGCCCCAGCCGATCGTGATGGGCTTTCCACCAGTGCCGGGATCCGGGTACGCGGTCAGCTTGCAGCCTTCGAATTTCTTGATAAGCGACAGCGCGAACGGCAACCAGCCTTCGTTATCACCGCCACGAGGCAACCCCAGCATATCCGCCAGATCGTCAATCGCCGTCACCATGGCAGGCGTAAAGCGCTGTCCCGGCGCATACCGGCGGATGTCCATGAACAGCTCTGCGCGCGTCGTCATCCCCGGCTCCTGTCTTCATGCCAGCGGCCAGCCATAGCGGCCATCTGCGTGTTAGCGCGGTCATGCCGCCATTTCCGGTATGCGGCGCCACTGAGGAACAGCACGACACCATAGGTCAGCAGCGATACGGACCAGCCTTCGAACGGGCTTCCCTCGCGCTCCCAGATGATAGCCACGGTCAGGAAGCTACCGGACCCTGCCATCGCCAGCCCGACCCGCTCGACAGCGATCGTCATGTGGCGATATTTGGTGATGAGAACCACCGACATGCAGGTCAGCAGCAACCGACCAAGCGAATTGAGGATGTCCCAGACGATCATTCCGCCTCCCCCTTCAAGCCGAGCATAAGGATGATCTTCTTTCGGATTAGCGGAATAAGACCAATGCCGAATGCCGAGCCAAAGAACGTCGTGCCGCAAGCAACACGTATAGGAGTGATATCAACGTGGAACATATCAGCCACCACCAGAGGAACGCCAAAGACACCAAAGAACGTGCCAACGACTAGAGCAAAGGCAATCTCTCGCCAATGCATCGCTTTCCATGGCAGGGACCAGACTGACACAATAGCACCGCCTATAGCGGCCATAGCGACAAGGATGATGCGACGATCATTTTCATCCATCACGGCCTAGCCACCTTGCCAGTTTTTCCCAATGCTTGTGAGGTAGTGCGCTCCAACCGATGAAGGCCAAGCAGACTATACAACCGATCTGAAACACCCTTGCCTCCTAGCAGGAAAAACACCGCCACTTGTGCTAATAGCATTTTGTCCAGCCAAAAGGTGTAATTTTCGTCTGACAATTCGCCCCGAGTTGAATGCATTCCGATCTGTGTCATGCAAAGCATATAGACGGCCCAACCCCACCAACGGAAGCGCCCCGTTATAAGTGCCATAATACCCACAAACAGATCCGCGATCGTCCACAAGTCTACCGCCGATGTAGGGACGCCCTGCGCTCTAAGCCATGCTTGCGGCGATGCAGCGGCATAGGTCCACTCGACAAAGCACCAGTTAAGCAGCAACGCGCCCGCAAGAACAAATGCAGCGAGGCGCTGGCCTACCGGGGCATGAACGGCAAACACCACCGCCCCTACGCACAGCCCTAGATAGATCAGCGCCTCGCAGGACATTACTTCGGCGGTACAGTCGGACCGTGACCACCACTACGCTGCGTCGATGCAGGCTTAGGCTTTGGCGCCGGTTTCGGCTTCTTTGGTGTAATCGGTTTTGCCATGGTGGTTCCTATTCATTTATGCTGGATAGCGCCAGCGCGTGAGGCAGAATAGCATATATGGTCACGCTTTTGCCACCCACGTTCCGGGTGTTCCTGAGACCGAGCAGTACCAAAAATCGGTTGTGCTAATCGGCGTCGTGCCGCCGTTATTATAGACACGCTCGCCTGCCGCATGTTCACCCGTGGTGGGGGGCGCCGCGCCGGTATCCCACACACGGTCGCCCATCACGAAGCCCTTGTGCATCCAGGGCATATAAGGCACCGGCGACGCTCGCCCGAAAGTCTGAAGCGTTGCGCTAGGCGTGAAATACATCGTAGCCGAAACGTCGTTGTTGCCCTCGCTAAACCGGAAGTCGCGACCGGCAGGCTTAAAGCCATAGCCCAGAGGCGTTGTCGGGGTCAGGATCGAAACGCCCCCTGCACCCATGCTTGTGCCTCTTTGCGTATTTACCGAACCACCAAAGAAGTTTCGGGCGTTTATCATGCCCTGCTCGCCGTTGATGAAATCGCCGTCGCAACCTTCGGCATGGCTCCACTGCCCGCCGACCGAGAACGCCGGGAACTGAATAACGGGCGGACCGGAGCCAGACTCGGAATAGTTCGACAGAAACACCGAGCGCGCATTGCGGTTAATGTGCATAGCGTCGCCGCCCGCAGTATATGAACCGCCAGACACCCAAGGTGTAGCGCCTGCTGCGGCGGTGTTATTGTCGATCAAGCTCCACACGGATGCGTCAGTTCCTGGAGCCGTTGTGCTGCCGAGCGCTTCCTTTCCGGGGATAAGTGCATATCGACCACCGGCATGAGTCACGGCGAATTTCTGGCCGTTCACCTTGAAGTGGTTATTGATGAACGTGCAGGAAAGGAACTGCTCCGCACGAAGGCCAAAGGTATCCGCGCCACCAAAGGTGCAGTTGCTTACCTCCTGCACGTTGCTGTCGGCGCCAGCGAGATAGCCGCCGACGTAACAAGCCAACGACGACACCCGCCGAACTGAAGACGCGCTTGCTTCGCCTTGGAAAATCCCACCGCCCCCAGAGGTCGCAACGATCTGCCAGCCCGGCCCGCAAAAGCTTTCGATGATAACGTCGTGAAGGTTTACGCGCGCCTTTGCATAAATAGCAGAACCGCTATTCATTCCACGCGATGTAGTAGGCCCCGCGTAACGGATAGTCATATTGCAGATTTCAGTACCATCGGCCCCGCCATCCAACGGCGCTTGCGCTCCGTTTTCCGTGTCCGCGCGATTGATGATAAAGGTATATGCGTCCTGCTTCTGGATAAAGACGGTTGCGCCGCTACCCAGCTCCATGCCCGTGCCTTCACCCTCAAACTTGGTTGTCGAGTGAATGTTGATCGAGCCATTAATAACGAAAGCACCGATACCGGCACGGATGCGAGGCGCGCCGCTTTGATACGCCCCTTCTTTACGCGCGCAAAAGCGAGCATAAGCGAAAGCCGCGCGGATCGCGTTCGTGCTATCGGTGACGCCATCGGCAACTGCTTCGAACTGTTCGATCCACAAGTCTCGTGGATCGCGACGAAACACACGATTGATACTATCGCGAAACATGGCCTTGGGATAAGCAGCACGATCCGTTTCCGAAAGCGCTTCGTCCAGGATAAAGTCACCGCGAGTCGCACCCGAAGTGCTAACACGTGTCGTCCCTGCCCCGATAACAGGACGCATACCGACAATGAAATCACCAAGGCTTTCTACATTGCCAGCGGGAGGGCTGGGCGGTCCTGGTTCTCCACGATCCCCCTTGTCCCCCTTGCTTGAATTCATCGCGACATCCGACACCCGGAAGATAAAGCTTGTCGCGTTTGGCGCGTAAATATCCAGGTGATACGTGCCCGGCTCAACGTACAGGCTCAAATTGCCGTAAACATCCGTCTTGGCCATGTTCTCGACACCGGACTTGGTAACGATAGGCGTGCCGTTGTCATCCGCCGAAAGCGTAATCTCAGCCAACGTGGTGCGGTTTATGACGCGGGCAAAATAGCCGATAAGGCTATCCCCAGCCGTGTTCGTGATGGCGTCGAAGAAATGGTGCATCACAGGTTGCTTTCGTTGCTTAGCGTTATGTTTATATCATGAAAAGCCGAAGATCCTAGTGCGTCTGTACAGGTTACCCGCGCCAAGGAATCTTCCGTTACGTTTGGCCCTATTGTCTGACGAAATACGGTCGACGCGCTGGCAGCAGTTTGCGCTGCAGCGCCACCGCTGAGTATCGACCAGCTATAGCTATACGGTGCAAGTCCACCTGTAGGGGTTGCTTGGCTTGCGTTAGAGACAACCAAAGTGGGACGACCGCGTCCGTTTGCGAACCCGCTGACATCGTAGGCGGTGACAGAAAGCGCGGAGGTAAACCGCACAGCCGATTGCCAGCCGCCAGAACGATAAATCTCAGCCCGTGTAATCAGGCGCGTGGCGCCTCCAATCGTGACATCGGCGCGCCTGATTGTCCGCCACGCTCCGGAGATAAAGGCGTCCATCAGGAGTAGTAGAACACAAGCAACCCCTCAGAACCGGCAGGACGCGCCGAGCCTTCGGGAAGAAACATCACCCGACCATCCGTTTGCGCGGCCCCTGCATGGTGCAGATATGCGCCACGGGTCGCGCGTAGAATGTCGCCGGTATAGGAGCCGCCAGTTGATGGAACGAAACCACCCACCGTAGGGATGCGATCGTAAGTGTCGCGCATGACCGCTGCTAGGTAGCGAATTGATTCATTGATGCCAGACGGCGAACAGCCCTCGCCTACATTGACACCGCCGATGGTTACGTTGACGGCTGGAGTGGTTGAGAATTCCGCAGCAGATGGCATGTTACTTACTCCTGTATTCTGCTATACCATGCCTCATGAGTTTGGGCATCATATTAGGCATCATGCTGAAAGGCATTATCTTCGAACTGTTGCATCAGGCATCATTGCGTCGCAAGAGACGCACCGGCACCAGCCAGCATAGGCGCCCCGAACAGTCCGCCAATGCGCGCCCGGTTCGCTATACCGTTACCAGCGCGGATCAGCATTTCAGGACGATCGAGCAGCGCAGCCGTTAGGGCGCGTTGACCGGCCCTGGAGCCACCAGCCGCAAGTAGGGCAGCAGCGCCCAGGCCGTAGCCTGCACCAGTACCAGCATCGCCAGCCGCATAGCCCGTGCCGCCGCCAAGGCCGGCGCCGGTCAGCAGCCCACCAACGATCGCACGTCCAGCCGTGCCCGAATCCGGTACTGAATTAGGCAGCACAGCCTGACCGGCGCGTGACAGGTTGAAAAACGGCTGACGGGTTGTCCCCTGCGAGTTACCGAACTTCTTGGCGTTGGCTGCGGCAGCATCGGCAAGCTGAGATGGCGCGAACGTGCCAGTCTCACCGACGCGCGTGCCGTTGCGGGCACGGTTGACGGCATCACGCAGAACCTGCGTCTGGCGGTAGGCTTGATCTGCACGCCCTAGCGCGGGCATAACGTCGGGAGCCTGACGATTAACGAGGCCGCGCATGGCGTCTTCGGCGCCCGTAACAGAGCGTCCGACAAGCTGCCCCATGGCATCCGTGCCAAAGTCTGCACCGCGCGTCTGCTGAATGAAGTCCTGCACCGTAGCGCCGTTGTAAGCAGGCTGTGCCGTCAACGGGTCAAGGTTAGCCTGCGACCACGCCTCAAACTCAGGACCAACGCGCGGAACCTGCGCGCCCTGGTTGATGGCGCCATTGTAGTCAGCGGTAAACTGCGGGTCTCGGGTAACGGAAACACCGTTTAGCGCAGTATCGTATCCCTGACGGGTAGCGCCCTGTGCTGCATCAATACCAGCTTCGCCAGTGACCCCGCCCGTGTTCGCACCGATGGGCGCCAAGGCCTCGTCAAACGCCGCACGGTTGAAGCCCTGCATACCCTCCAAACGGCGGGCGTTGACCATGTCACCAACGACAGGGAGGCCGGACAGACGATCCTCAATGCCCTTTGCTGTACCGCCAAGCGCCTGTCCTGCCGTCAATGGCACACCAGCAGCGCGAAGGCCCTGCGCGTCGGCATTCTGCACACCACGGAAAGCAGAACCAACACCCCGCGCAATACCACGGCCAGCAGCACCGCCAGCCAGCGCACCAAGACCACCGCCAGCCGCACCAAGCAACCGCGAACCGTCCTCAGTCGAACCAGCGCCGTATGCAGCGCCGTAGAGGGCGTCACCACCAAGCGCGGCGGCACCAGCACCTAGTCCAGCGCGAGCTAGCCCCATCTCGGCACCAGCAGCGCCGAGCGCGCCACCCGTGACGGTTCCAGCCAGCGACGCCCCCGGATACTGTTGGCGGGCGTATTCCATAGCCAACCCAGACTGACCGCCTGCGATGTTGTCGAGCGTGCCAGCCGTGAGAGCATCAGCGGCGCTGATAGCGTAGGCACCGCCAGCCGAATCCGCCAGACCACCAAGCGCACGACCAACCGTGCCGCGCGTGTCATCGGCAACCGGGGGCGCGAAGTTCAGCCGTCCGCGCTTCTGGATGGCCGCGATCGTGTTAGGATCCGAGAACGTCTGGAACCCGTTGTCGGACAGCAGGCGGTTCAATTCCTGAACGCCTGCGCCCTTGGTGTATGCCTGCGACAGACGTTTGGCCATAGCCACACCCGCCGCGCTCGCGAAGTTGCCACCGCCACCAGTGCCACCAGACGGTGCGCCTGCAACAGCGCCAACATCATAGCCAGCAGGGCCTTGCGGGGTCTGTGGAGGCGTAGTGCCAGCGCCGGGGACCATCATAGCGTTCTGGGGCTGCTGGCCTGGCTGCTGTGCTGCGCGCTTCGATGCGCCCATAGCATCCGCCAGACCCTGAAGGCGGCGGATCTTGTCCTGAATAACCGCATCACGGTCGCCAGCCTGCGGGATGTACGGCCCGACCGCGCGCTGCGCTTCCTTCTCCGTGTTTAGCTGACCACCCGTCAGGCCAAGCGCGGGGCCGACGAAGCCACGGACAGCGTTGCCAGCAGCGTCAAACTGTTGGTTTTCAGTCGTCGGCAAATAGTCCTGAAGCCCTGCAATGCCAGACGTTCGCCCCGGACCTGCTGCATAGCGTGCCTTGATGTCGTCGATAGCGCGCTGGAGGTTCGCACGGCCCACCTGACCCGATACGGGCATGGCGGCTTCCCGCTTGGCCTTGTCGAGCGTTAGCTGCGCTGCTGCTGCATCCGCTTCAGCCTTCGATGTGTCCGCCGCTGCCTGACGCGGTGCGAAGGGCACTTTAGCTGCCTCTAGCGCCATCTGCTGTGCGGTGCGCTGGTTGCCCAACTGTGCGCCGCCAAGTTCAACAGACTGCCGCTGCGCCTGGATAGGATTGGGTGCGACCACGCTTGCCCCACCCTGAGGCGCCGCCTGTGCCAACGAGACAGGATTACCGGCCTCGTCGATGTTCCAGATGTTACCGGCTTCGTCGCGTGCCTGAGATTGTGCCATTATACCCCCATGCGCCGAAGAATGTTGTCGGCGTAAGAATTCGTTTTCGGACCCCAGAGGCGTCGGTTAGGGCCTCCGTGATACCGCATTAGACCATCGCGGACATTGCCGGTAGCGTTCAAGGATTCCTCAAGATACCCCTGACCAAGCGCCTTCTGGTATGCCGCTGCCGCCTCGGACTTGCCCGACATAAGATCCGGCCTCCAGGGAACGCCCAGCTTCTTCGCGACACCCTGCGCAGTCGTTGGCAGCATCTGGGTCATGCCCTGCGCCTGCCCGTACTGCGTCTGAGGCCCGGAGATACCGACACGACCGCCGCTTTCCTGCTGGATCAAGTGCGGCAGGATATCACCGGACTGGAAAGGTACGCGCCCCTTGCGAGGGCGCACCTCCTAGTGGCGTAAGCTTGCCGACTGGTGCAGCCGGGGCCGCACCCATACTCATACCGGGGGCAGGAGGTTGAACCCACCGACCGCCGCCAGCGCCGTCCGATACGAAGTTAGGAGCGGGCGATGCAAGGGTCTGTGCGCGCTGCATGTAGAGGGCGCGTGCCTGGGGGGACGTTGGATCAATGCCAGCGTTGCGCAGGGTGGACGTAAATGCGTCGTCCTTTGCGGGGCCGGGGTTAGCAGCCTCGTACTGCTTCTTGCGCTCCCAATCCGAATACTGGTCTGCGCGCTGCTGCTGGTACTGCGCCTGCTGCTGGGCCATCTCGCGCTGCTGCTGAAGACCCGGCAAAAACGTACCACGCCCACCACTCCAGTTCTGGAGAGCATCACCGATCGAACCCGCAATAAGCTGACCCGTCGACGGCTTCTTGTACGTCGGGACAACCGCGTCACGCTGCACAAGGCCCGCCTCTGGTGCCGAGCGGTCCTGCATC